CCAGCCTACGCCATACCCGCCAAAGACATATCGAATTTACAAAATCAGTTATGGGTGGCTTGGCATTGCACCTGCTGTCATCTCTGTATTTGGCGGGTATGGCGTAGGCTGGATACCGCTTCACGTTGTTGATTATTCCGGGCAGCAAACGCCACACTTGATAAACCCAACCCTTCCCATTCGCGCTGAGATTGGCCGATTGTCCGGGTCTGGAAGCAGTCTGAGCTTAAAAACAAGCTCGTGGTTTGGTGGTACTGTCGGTAGCCTTCCGGCCGGGTCTGGAGCGGATAGGACGTTTCAGCGGATAGTCAGAGATAAAACAATTCAAGGCAGCAACAACCCAGCAATCCCAAGGCCGATAATCTCAATCAGGAATAAATTGACATTCAAAGGCCTGACGAACCATGTCAGGGCCAGATACGGTACTGTCACAATATCAACGGACGGAAACAAAGATGTATTCATCACCGTTTACAGAAACGGGACACTGACCGGTGAATCATTCATTGACATCGATCCAGAAAACTCCACTTGCGAATATGATGTTTCTGCTACCACATACTCACCAGGGGTTGGAAACAACCCAATCGGCGGAACGGTAATGGCAAAAACCGACAAGGTCAGAATCAATCTTTTTGAGAATGATGTTCAGATACCGATTAGACCGGGGGAGACGGTGACGCTATGCGCTGATTCGTCACAATCAACAGAGGTTTCTGTTTTTCTTCGTCACATTGAGGAATTTTAATGGCCATCGGATACGTTGAAGAAGTCGATTTCACAGCATGGCTTGCCGCTCGCGGGTACTCAATCACCGGTACGGCATCGCAACTGCTCACGCGCTCTATGGACTGGGTCGAGCAACAGTCATACAAGGGCAGCCGAACCGATTCAACGCAAGCCCTGTCGTGGCCGCGCCAGGGTGTGCGTGTCGATGGAGTCTTGCTGGCATCGGATACGGTGCCGGAAATAGTCAAAGAGCTACAAATGCGCGCAGCGTATGACATTGACACAGGATCAGACCCGTTAGCCGTGGCAGGCCAGACGGTGCAAGCTGAGGCGGTATCCGGTGCGGTATCCGTGACATATGCCAGTGGCTCTGTGCAATCCAGAATATCCAGCCAGACAAGCCTAATCCTCGGTAAAATAAGCAACAATTCCGGCATGAGCTTTGAGGTGTCTCGTGGCTGACATTTACTCAAAATTCCAAGGCACTGCCGCCAAACTCTTGAAAAAATTCAACCAGGGTGTAATCAGATACATTGCCCAGCCTGCTTCGGGTGCTAATCCGTGGGATGCACCAACGCCATCAAGCCCAGTATTGTTGCCGGGCGCCGTGGCTTCTGGGGTGTCTCAAGAATTTCTGTCGGAAAAAGTCACCACGTCTGATACTGAGGTGACCGCTTCCGTATTTGGTGCAACCCCTGAAGTTGGCGGGGTTATTGAAATCGACGGGGTAGAGCGGCAGGTCGTTGAAGTTAAGCCCGTTCCTGCCGCTGGCGTCGTGGTGGTGTGGAAAATATTCGTTAAGGGCTAGTTCGGGTCGCACTCAACATGGATATGAGTGTCGTGATCAACAACATGATAAAAGCTAGGTAGGTGGTTGCGCAGCTCTTTTGCCACGAGGGCCTTTGTCTCTGCATCAAAGTATCGGGTTCTGAAGTCCAGAGCAAGCCCGTAGTAATGCAGGCTGCCAGCACTGTGCGCGCCATCAGTGCCGGACGTTACGACCAGCTCCTTTCCGTGCTTTTTCCATATTGCATCAGCGGCAATCAACACTGGTCGCATTTCGATTTGCAGGCCCTGAAGGCTTGCGCTGTCTTTGATTTTCATTTTTATCCTCCTGTTGTTTTCGATGCCGTATTGTCTCAACTACCTCCGCTGGTGGGAAATCGAATTTGGCTATAAAATAAACTGACGTAATTCAGAAAATCTATTCGAGAAAAAGACCATGGAAATGAAAAACGCAATTGGCACCAAGCAGGTGATGCTGGCCCATATGACCCGTCAAGAATACAATGATTATCGCGGCTGGGAATTGCCGGGTGACGAAGATGGCAGCGACGAGGGGTATCTGGTCGAATACACCAATGGCAGTAAGTCGAATCACCCTGATCACGCTGGGTATATCTCTTGGTCTCCAAAGGCTCAGGCTGACAACGCATATCAAGAATCTGGCAATATGTCTTTTGGTCACGCTATCGAAATGATGAAAGCGGGTCATAAGGTTGCTCGCTCAGGGTGGGATGGTAAGGGCATGTGGTGCATCTACAATCCCGGCAGCAAAGGGCAGACTCACGCTATGTTTGACGGTAGTGTGTACAAATCGCACGGGGTTAATGAGTGTGAAATCCTGCCACATTTTGATATGTATACAGTAAATTCAAGCGGTCGCCGCGCCATGCTGCCGGGGTGGCTTGCGTCCCAGTCAGATATGGACGCTGATGACTGGTGTGTTGTTGACTGATGTCAGCAGCACAGGACAAAATCAGCGAGCAAAGAGTCCAGGTCATGCGCCGGGAGTTCGAGCGGGCAATCCAAGACATTAAGAGCGTCTCGGCTTTGCGCCAGCTTGAGCTTCTGATTGACCGGCAGGATGTCGACGGCATCATGACCCTACTGGGTATAGACCCGTCGGCATTTATCGGCATCACCGATTCGCTGCGCTCTGACTACCAGTTAGCTGGCCGCATGGCTGCTGAGGTTCTGACACCCGTCCCTGTTCCGGGAATTGGCGCAGTCGCGTTCCGGTTTGATATGGCCGCGCCTGCCGCCACCACGTGGATTGCCACGACATCATCCAAGCTGGTGGTTGAGATTATCGACGACCAGCGCACGCTAATCAGAGAGCACCTATCCCGCACAACCGCCGCTGGCATCAATCCAAGACAGGCCGCTGTTCAGCTTGTAGGTGCCATTGACCGCACAACCGGCAAACGCACTGGCGGCATCGTCGGGCTGACATCACAGCAGGCCGGGTGGATGTCAAAGGCGGAACAGGAGCTGATCAATCTCGATTCAAATTATTTTACCCGCAAGCTTAGGGATAAGCGGTTTGATTCCACCGTCCGCAAGGCCATCGCTGATGAAAAGCCCCTGACGAAAAAGCAGATCAGCGGAATCATGCGCTCACTGGAAAACCGGACTCTGAAATACAGGGGCGACAATATCGCACGAACCGAAGCTATTAATGGCCTGAGAGCCGGGCAGGCTGAATCCATCAGGCAAGCCGTGGTCAAGGGTGAGCTGGAGCCGCAGGATGTCACGAAGGAGTGGGATGCCACAGGCGATGAAGACACGCGCCCAGACCACGAAGCCGCGAATGGCCAGCGTCAGTTGCTTCAGAACCCGTTTGAAATCAGGGGTGCCCGCATGATGTATCCTGGTGATTCGTCGCTGGGAGCGCCGGGCAGTCAGACCATTAAATGCCGCTGCCGCGCAGATTACCGCGTTGATTTTGTCGGGCGTGCAGTGCGACTGGAGGGCTGGCGATGAGCGGTACACCGGAAGAGTTCCAAGCCGACATTGATTCATTCATTCAGCGCAGTGAACGCCTAATGACTGCTGTAGTGCAGAAGTCAGCAGAAGAGACAGCTCGAATCGCCCAGAAGCCCAAAGCTCGTGGTGGCCGTATGCCGGTCGATACCGGGTTTCTGCGCAATTCGCTGACCGCTCATATCGGTGCGATTCCGTCAGGTCGCGATGTGGCACCTGAGGGCTACCAACAAACGAGCTGGGCCAGCAATGCCGTGATACTGACAATCAACAACATGGAGCTTGGTGACATTATTTATCTGGGCTGGACGGCCCACTACGCGCTCCACCAGGAAAACAAGAATTCGTTCATGAGAACAGCGGCGCAGCAGTGGCGGCAGACAGTTGACATGGTCGTTCGTGACGCACGGGAGAGATTCGGATAATGCCAACCAATTCAGAAATAAAGCGGGCAATTTACACGCAAGCGAAAGCATTTGCTGATGGATTGGGATTTCAATTGTCCTACCCCGGCCAGCCATTCACGCCGCCAGATTCAGGGCAGTGGCTTGAATTGATGTACGCACCGAATGACTACGACCCGTATCTATCGGAGCAGGAGGACATAAAGCGCGGATTGTTTATCATTAACTGCTGCGCCCGTGTCGGGCCAAGCTCTGCTTTTGATATGGCTACCACTGCTGATGATGCGAAGGCGTATTGGCCGAAACGCACACTGATAGTCAGCGAC